CGTCATAATCCGATGTGTAACGATCATCCGTGTGATACGACTCACCACACCCGTAACAATCGAAAACATCCTCATCATTTTCCTGTGGCATTACACGCTCCTAATTTTTAGTAACCTACTTGACCTTCCTCGGGAAACCCTTGTTTTGTAAGGGTTCCAGCGGCTTTCAACTGATCAGGCGTCAAACCTCTCCGAACAACAAACTCAATGATCTCATCAATCGAAAAGTTTTCAGCCAACAACGGAAACTCAGACTCCAAATATTCCTTGAAATCAGAAAAATCACTTTGCGTCATTAGCATCCATCAAACGCATGTAGTAAAAACTACGCTTGTTCGCCCAATCATAATCAGCACGACACTCAACCGAAAAACCCAACGGCTCCAAATAAGACTGGAAGTTCTTTTTCGTCTGAGAAAAATGATTATAAACAGGCTGATTATTACAAGCAGCTTTCTTTGGATGCTGATACTCAACAACCCGAACCCACTGAGACTTGTTACGACACAAAACCTCAAGCATCTTCGACATAGTAGAAACACGATGCTTTGGTTTCTTTATAGTTGGCTTAGGCTCCTCAACAACTTCAGTCACCTTGACCCTACGATTTCTAATAGTCATTACTTATTCTCCTTGTACGCAGGGTGATTACGCATCACCCATTCTTTTGACAACCGCATGCTTTCATACTTGCGTTCCGATAAATAATCCATAACACAAATCATCAACGGAAACACAACAGCCAAAACAAAAAACATCAACAAACCAAAAGACAAAACTTCAAACATGACCCACCCGATCAAAATAAACCCGACCCGAAAAACCCCTGGAACTTGATGAAAGGCGTGGGGGCTCGACGGTAGAAAGGGGAAGAACCGTCAAGCCCCCACAAGACCGGACAGCGAGAGAACCACCAACTCACTGCCCAGTCAGAAACACAATCGTTATCCCTTGAACTTGGTAAACGACTGTGACGCAATCCCAGAAGGTGGCTGGACAACCAACTCACGGTCGAAACGAATACGCTGTTTCGGATTCTCGTGAGCAATCATGTCGCCCTCAGCATTCTCCCAATGGGTCTCAAGATCACCAACACTCACAATGTTACGCACCCACAACGAGAAACCTGCGCTGATCTTGTTCTGCTTGATGAACTCATAATTCACCCAAGCCTCACGACGCACACCATCCTCGACGATGAACGAAACATTCGCATTAGTAGCACCCTGCTTACGAGGCGCATTCAAACCAGCAATAATCAACTGGCTGAAATCCGTTACATCAATCTGATCACCATCAATATCTTCAATGATGATTCTTTCCTGAACTGAACTCATATATTCTCCTTTTTCTGTTTTGAGATCATCTTGCCCCACGCCCTCGTGGGGGCAAGTGATCGAATGATTACTGTTTCTGTACTGCATCTTTCACTAAACTGAACGACCAACGAGCATCCCCATCACCCCATTCAGGGTCATAAACACGCTGAAGATCATGAGACAAATCATCATCATGCACAAAGTCACGATCAAACTCATTTATCTCATAAATATCCCCCACCTGAGACTCACGGCGCAAACCCTCCCAATACAACTCACACGCCTGCTCAATCTCCCACAAACTAAGCCCATCCGCAGTCAAGCCCTGCTCGGCAAACGCTCTGTGGAAGTAACGCTCAGTAAACGGGAAACGGTCATCGACGGGCGGACGAGAAGAATCTGCGTACACACGCCGTGGTTTATTGTTCAATGACTTAATAGCCACCTGAATATCCTTTCTGACGAGAGCGAACTTGGGGCGCCGACTAGGACGCCCCAAGAACGCTCGTTTTCTGTTTACTTTCCGTACATATCCAGTACGGCAACAATCTCGTTCTCCAAGGAACGAATCTTTGCTTGCGCTTCAGCGAACTTGACCATCCAATGCATTGACGCATCAGACAACTTTTTGTTGTTCTCACGCAACTCTTGGATAATCAGATCCTGTTCCAGAATCAGACGCTCCGTATCTCTTGGTGAATTCAACTCCCACACTTTCATTTACTTCCCCTTTCCTGGGAACATTAGATGAATAGAAATTGCGACCACAGCCACCCACACGAGGGCGAACTTTTGCTCATAGGACATTATCTTTGACCTCCTGTTGATCTCGCAGAATTGCCTCGTGAAGACAATCAACGAATCTTTGGAACATGACAGTATCTGACTGGTTTTCTTGGTAGCACCCATACCAGAATCTTGCTTCGGCAAGGCACACCTGAACGGTTCTTTCTTCAAACATAACTACCTCCTGATAGTTGGGCAGTTTAGAGACATGCCCAGGTCGACGGGTTAGAACAGAATGCTGGTTGGATCTGAAATGAACTCAATCATGACAGCCATGTCATCACCAAGCGACTCCAAGAACCCAAGACCGAACTCGTCAGCCACAGCATCAGCAGAAGTGCCATACAGCATCTCCAAACGCTCCATCAGGAACTCCTGACCAGCATCGTAGATCTCATGGATCTCCAACTCATACTCAGAAACCTCGAAGTCCGTGTACTCGGACTCCTCGTGTTGCTGTTGTTCCAACATGACACTTACCTCCTGTTCAACTTCATCAATAAATGACATTGCTTTACCTTTCGTTTAGTGGTTGATAATTACAACTGGACACCCAAAGTGTCAGCAACAACTGACCTGACCTGCTCAAGATTCCCTATCTCTTTATCCAAGTTGGATTCCACAGTGGCCAAAGCACCACGAACCAACTGGAACTGACTCATCAGATTCCAACTCGCTCGACGCAACTCGTCCACAGACATTTGCTCAATTTCATCATTAGTAGGAACATGGATTTCAACTGACATAACTTACTCCGTATCTCTAGTGGTTTATAAGAGAAACCATAACCCAACAAATGGGTTCTGATTTCGTGAATACGAATCAGAACACATTCGCCAAACACACACAACACGCCATAGCCAAGACCCCAAATGGGGTTGATCTTTTATCGGGGTGGGGGCACGGGTGTTTGTGCTGTTAGGTGGCGTTATGTGGGTGGTTATTGTGTTCTGTATCTGGTGGGGGGCATGGGGGGGTGGGGGGTCTACAACATTATGGATGGTATCGGCTCGTGGCGAGAGCGGTTTGTGTTGAGATAGGGGTGGGGGTGTTAAATTATGGATGCGGGCCTTTTAATATAAGGCTTTTGGGGTTATCGGGGGCGTCTTGCGTTGCGTCCTGCTGTTTTTGCTGCTTTTGTGTTCGCAATGAATTGCTTGCCCTGTTTGGATCCAGCTATCTTTTTGCGGTTTGTTGCGGCTTTTTGGGCTGGGCTGAGTTTGTTCCAGGCGGCGTCTGGTAGGTAGCGTGTGGTTCCGCCTGGTCTGGCGGCTGGTTTGCCGTCTGAGGTGCGCCATTTTTCTTTGGTCCATTTGGTGAGGTTTGATTGGGCTTGGGTTTTGGGGCCTGTGTAGCCTCCGCCTGCTTTTTCGTAGCGTTGGTTGGCTATTTGGGCTTTGCGTGCGGACCATTGTCCGGGTTTTCCGCCTTGTGAGCCTGCTTTGACTTGGCTGACGATGCGTTTTCTGAGTGTTGGCTTGTTGTATGCCACGTTCAGCTGCCTTTTATCCATTTCTTGTTTTTGGGTTGGGCTGTGTCTTTGGGGGACCATTTGACTCGATCTGCCCAGTATGCGGCACTTAGGGGTCCTCGTGCAATGTTTTTGGCGTGTCGTGATTTGAATGCTTCTCGTTGGCCGGCGGTCTGGTTGGTGCGGACGCCTTGCTGTCCGAAACGGATTGTTTTGATCTGTCCGCCTGATTTAGCTACAACGATGTGTGATTTGGTTGGGTGTCCTGGGGTTCGTTTTGGTTTGTTGTATCCTGTGACGCCGGCTCTGGCGAGCCGTGGGTCTTTTCTGCTTGTTGCCATTGTTTGTTCCTTCGGACTGTGGTCGTAACCCTCGCCCCACCCTGGGGTGAGGCATCGGGTACATGTTTGCCTTCCCCCCCTATAGTCCCCCCCTTCCGTTACATTGCGTTCACAGGTAACAAAGTGGGTTTATTGTTGATGAATCAGAATGACGAACTAGAGCTTAGTGCACAGCAGACACAGTATTTGGATTGGCTGTGTACTGCTCCTAGTGAGCGTGTTCCGCCTTCGAAGCATAAGATGGCTGTTCATTTGGGGGTGAATGAGACTACGTTGCGTCGTTGGGAGAAGCGTGAGCCGTTTTTGTCTTTGTGGAAGGCGAAGGTGGATGATATTCAGGGTTCTCCGGAGCGTACTCAGCGTCTTTTGGATACGTTGTATTCTAAGGCTTTGGAGGGTGATACGAAGTCTGCTCAGTTGTATTTGCAGGCTACGAATCGTATGGCTCCTGCGACGGTGACGGTTCAGTCTTCTAAGCAGGCTTCTCAGTTATCTGATGAGGAGTTGGATCAGTTGATTGCTGCTGTTGCTGAGCGTGAGAAGTCGGCCAGGGCTCAGTTGAGGGTGGTATGAATCTTGTTGAGTGTCCTGAGTGTGGTTGTGAGTATCCGCCTGTTGCTACTCATTGGATTTGTCCTGCTTGCGGTATTGATGATAATTCTCAGCCTAAGATGGCTGTTCACGAACTAAGGGAGGACTGATGGCTACGCCAGGTCGTTTGAATTTGAAGATTGTTCGTGGTGACACGCAGAACATTACTGTGAACATGACATCGAATGGTGTTACACCAATTGACGTCACAGGTAGGACGTACCGTGCGCAGATTCGCACGACAAAAGATTCCGGTATTGTGGATGCTTCGTTTACTTGCAGTGTGAGCAACGGTCCCGCTGGTGAGATTACTTGTGCGATGTCTGCTGGTACTACAGCTGGTCTCGCCTCTGGAACCCATTATTGGGATTTGGAGGAAACGAATAGTGGGGTAGTGACGACTATTTTTGCTGGCACCGTGACGGTGTTGGCGGACGTAACGAGGTAGCGATGGCAACTCAGAATGTTACAGTGAGTGTTGGCGACGCTATTACGGTTATTTCATCTGGCACTATCGGACCAACTGGTTCTCAGGGTGCTCAGGGCGCACAGGGAGCACAGGGGGTCCAAGGTGCACAGGGTTCGCAAGGTTCGACTGGTCCTCAAGGTGCGCAGGGTGTTGCTGGTCCACAGGGGGTTCAGGGAAATACTGGAGCACAGGGTTCAACTGGTTCGCAAGGAGCACAAGGACCACAGGGTACAACTGGCGTTCAGGGTCCTCAGGGCAATACTGGTGCTCAGGGTTCTGTGGGTCCGCAGGGACCACAGGGTAACGCTGGTCCTCAGGGGCCAACTGGTGTTCAGGGACCGCAAGGCTCCCAAGGTGCTACTGGACCACAGGGTGCCATTGGTCCTCAGGGGGCGCAGGGTGCACAAGGTGCTGTAGGTCCGCAGTCCACCGTTCAGGGACCACAGGGTGCTCAGGGTCCACAGGGTCCACAGGGTTCTCAGGGAGCAGAGGGTCCGCAGTCAACTTTGGTTGGTCCACAGGGGCCACAAGGTGCACAGGGACCACAGGGTGCGCAAGGTGCGGCTAGTACGGTTGCTGGACCACAAGGTCCGCAGGGAGCAACTGGACCTCAGGGGAGTGCTGGTACTACTGGCGCACAAGGGGCACAAGGGCCACAGGGTCCACAAGGTGCAAATGGTGCGCAAGGTGCAACAGGTTCTCAGGGGCCGCAAGGGCCACAAGGTGCAAGTGGAGCGCAGGGAGTAAACGGTTCGGCTGTGTATGACACAGATACAGCGGTTATCTCAATGCAGGTGTTTGCATAAAAATGATTTCTGTCGTCACAACGACATACAACACAAATCCAGATGTTCTAGCAAGAACATGGGCATCTTTGAAGGCACAAACCTTCAGAGACTGGGAGTGGGTCATCTGGGATGATTCGACAACCAATGATGTCTGGAATCAGGTTTATGGATTTGCTTCTGATGAACGTTACAAGATTCAGATGCACCGCTCTCATGTGCATTCTGGCTCAATTGGTTCGGTGAAACGCAAGGGGTTCATGGTTGCCGAAGGCGTCATACTGGCGGAACTCGACCACGATGACGAACTGACTGTGGATTGCCTTCAGAAGGTAAATGACGCATTCTTGGCAAACCCAGATGCTGGGTTCGTGTATTCGGACTGGTGCGAGATTCTCCCTTCGGGTGAGTCTGGGGTGTACCCTAAAGGCTGGGCCTTTGGGTACGGCTCCGAGTATTGGTCAGACCAGTACGGGGTGTGGGTGATGTCGGCCCCACCAGTCAACGAAATAACGATGGGACATATCGTGTCCGCCCCAAACCACATCAGGGCTTGGAAAGCAGACTTGTACAGGGAAATTGGTGGGCATAATTCAGCCCTTCCAGTAGCAGATGATTACGAACTATGCGTTCGAACCTACCTTGCAACCGACATGGTGCACATTCCCGAGATGCTGTACAGACAGCACATTGGGGGTCATACGGCCCAGCGTCGGCGTAACGATTTGATACAAAGGTTGGTGGCAGAGATTTCTGCGGAATACGCTGGGTCTATAAAAGCCAAAGCATCATGTAACGAACGGAGTCTTTAGTATGGCAACATTTTCAAAATTGGCTCTTCAGCCAGCGGGTTCTACTGGAACTGGTCTCGGTGTGAAGGTTGCGGCTACCGCAACCCCTGGAACCGCAGTTCATACTGCTTCAACGACATCAACCACAATTGATGAGATTTGGATTTACGCAGTCAATACCAGCACCTCTGCTGTCAAGTTGACAATTGAGTGGGGGGAAACCACCGCACCAGATGGAAACATCGAAGTAACCATCCAGCCAGAGGCTGGATTGGTCACAATTGTCCCGGGATTGTTGTTGCAGGGTAATGCGACAGCAAAGGTTGTTCGTGCGTTTGCTGGAACGGCAAACGTACTTGTTGTTCACGGGTTCGTAAACCGAATCACGGTGTAGTTGTGCCGAATCGTCGGACACTTGGTTATGTGAGTGCGCTCACAGCGCAGTCACTAACAACGTATGGAACCGCATCAGGTGGTACTGGTTCCATCACGCCATTTACGACTGCTGGTATCACTTACAACGGTGTCTATTTCAACTCCGATGGAACTTTGACTGTTACTACTGGCGGTTTGTTTGATGTGCTTCTTGTTGGTGGTGGTGGTGGTGGATTCGCTACAACGGGTGGTGGCGGTGGCGGTGGTGGCGGTGGTGTTTCACAACGCACCATCTATCTCGCTGCTGGAACACACTCAGTTGTAGTTGGTGCTGGTGGTGCTGCGACCGCTAGTGAAACGGGTGGTGCTTCATACATCGGCACAACGAGCAACGCAATCGTCGCTGCTGGTGGTGGCTGTATGAACTTCGGAACAGAACGAGGATTGGCTGGTGCTTCAACTGCTGGTTGTCGTGGAAACAACAACACAGGACAAAGCAATGTCGGTATCGCAACGCAAGGCAATCGTGGCGGTCTTGGCGCAGGTGGTTCTGGTACTGCTGCTGGTGGCGGTGGTGGCGCAGGCGCAGTAGGCAATGTTGGCACAGATAATGTTGTTGGTGGCTCTGGTGGTGCAGGTGCAGATATTTCAGCGTTCTTAGGTCAATCTGCTGGCACGACTTATAGGGGCGGTGGCGGTGGTGGCGGTTGCTCTAACGGCACTGGCGGTGCAGGTGGTTCTGGTGGCGGTGGAAAAGGCACTAACTCATCTTCGTCATCTGCTGTTGCTGGCACAACAAACACTGGCGGTGGAGGCGGAGGTGGAGACGGTTCGTGGCCTGCTGCTGCTGGTGGGTCAGGCATCGTTTATGTTCGATGGGCGGTGAACGCATGAGAGTCGGTGGTTATGTAAGCGCAAACTTCATTCAGGGTGTTATCGGCGTTATCGGTTACGGGGTTGCAACTGGCGGAACATCGTCGAGCATCACCGTTTCTGGTCAGTCATACACACTTTTGACTTTCACATCAAGCGGAACTTTGACTGTTTCCAAGTCTGGACTTTTTGATGTTTTGGCAGTTGGCGGAGGCGGTCATGGTGCACAACGAGGAGATACTGTTGTTACTGGCTCTGGCGGAGGCGCAGGTGGTGTAGTTATCGCAACTGTGTACCTTTCATCAAACAAAACAATTACCATTGGTGCTGGCGGTGGGGGTGTAAATAGCGGTTCAACCTTTGTTTATACTGATTCTGGTTGTATTGTCGCTGGCTACGGTGGTAGTGGGATTGCAACTAGTGGTCCATTTGACTCACTGTACGGTGCTTCTGCTGGTGGTCAATCACATACAGCAAATACAACTGCATATAATAATTTTGGTAATCAAGGTAATCTGGGTGGTTACGGAAATACAGGCGTTGCACAAGGGTCTGGCGGAGGTGGTGGATTCGGTGGGGCTGGTCAGAACTTTGTGAGCAGCAATGTTGGTGGTGCTGGTGGAACAGGTTACGACATAAGCGGTTTCATTGGTGGTTCCGCAACCTATGTTGCAGGCGGTGGTGGTGGTGGCGGTGCTACGACTGGTGGCGCTGGGGGTAGTGGTGTTGGCGGAAATGGTGCTGCTGGAACAGGGAATGCTACCAATGGTGTTGTAAATACTGGCTCTGGAGGCGGCGGTTCAACAACAGGAACACGAGGGTTAGGTAGTTCTGGTGTTGTTTATGTTCGGTTCAAGGTATAAGGAGAAACTATGTCGCAGTATTTTGCACAACTAGATGAGAACAATGAAGTGATTCATATTGCTGTTGTAACGGCGCAATTTATGGCTGAAAACCCAGACCGATACCCAGGTCGATGGGTCGAAACATTCTTTGACACCGCAGGCAAAACTTATGCTGGCATTGGTTTCATCTACGATGAAACGGCAAAGGATTTTGTTGCACCAGTAATCCCAGAGGTTGTTGATGAAGTTCTCTAGTGAACACAAAGCCATCGCCAAGTCTTGGGCAAAAGTATTTGCGGCCGCTGTGATTGCGGCCTACTCGGCTGGTAGCCGTGACTGGACTGTAATCCTGAATGCAGGTGTGGCCGCATTGATTCCGGTTGTTTACTCTTGGCTGGATCCGAAGGATTTACGCTTTGGTCGTCGTGTTGTTGTGAAGAAGAAGGCTGTTCGGAAGAAGGCTAGGTAGTGGCACGATCAATGCGTGTTGGCGGTGGTGGACGTTTCGCCAAACTTGAAAAAAGTCTGAAGTCCCAGGGGGTAAAGAATCCCGGTGCTTTAGCAGCCAGTATTGGTCGCAAGAAGTACGGTAAAGCCAAGTTTCAGAAGATGGCCTCCCGGGGGCGTAAGCGAGCAAAGTAATGGAACTGACAGACCTTCTCAACGAGAAGGAATGGCGCAAATGCAGAGGTCCAGAGAATGGTTCAGCAGACGAACTTGTTGAAGCGTTTGCTCATTTCTGCTCAACATATTGGACAATCCGCCACCCTGAGCGTGGTCGCATCAAGTTTGTTCTGCGTGAAGCACAAGAAGAAACTGTGCGCACCTGGATTGAAGAGCGTTACAGCATTGTTCTCAAAGCACGCCAGATCGGGTTCTCCACATTAGCCGCAGCATTCGTATTTTGGGAATCATTCTTCTGGGCAGACCGATTCGTTGTCATGCTGAGTCGTACCGAGCGTGAAGCATCCAAGCTTTTGCAGAAAACCAAATACGGCTACAAGATGATGCCACAATGGATGAAGGTCCGTGGACCAGAACTGGTTTCAGATAACCAGTTGAAGATGGTTTTCTCAAACGATTCTGCAATTGAATCTTTGCCTTCAGGCAATGATCCGGCACGTGGTGAATCCGTGTACCGTGTCGTTATTGACGAAATGGCGTTCTTGCCGAACCCTGAAGAAGCATGGGCTTCTATCGAACCAATTGCTGACGTCGGTGGACGTGTCATCTGTCTGTCAACCGCTAACGGTGAAGGAAACATTTTTCACCAGCTGTGGGTTGGTTCGCAGAATGCAACCAACCGATTCAAAGGAATCTTCTTCCCATGGTCAGCTGGAGATCGTGACCAGTCTTGGTATGAAGCCAAGAAACGTGACCTGCCAGATTGGCAGTTAGCACAGGAATACCCAAGTGACCCAGAAGAAGCATTTGTTCGTTCTGGTCGTCCAGTCTTCGACTTGGACGTCCTCCGAGAAATTGAACCAATAATCCCCGAAGAAGGCTACCTCAGTTCAACCAGCGTCAGAACCGTCTTCAGATTCGTTGAGGACGGTGGTCCTCTCCGTATTTGGGAAATGCCTCAAGAAGGCGAATCCTATGTGATTGGGGCAGACGTCGCTGAAGGCTTGGGGCATGGTGACTACAGCTCAGCCCATATTATTTCTGCGGACACAGGAATCGTTGTCGCCCATTGGCATGGGCACATTGACCCAGACTTGTTTGGTGAGGATGTGTTGGTTGCTTTGGGTTATTTCTACAACCACGCTTTGATCGGTGTTGAATCCAACAACCATGGTCTAACGACCTTGAAGTCTTTGGCCAGGGTGGGTTACCGGAACCTGTACAAACAGCGTAAAATGAACCATACGAACCCAAAGGTTTCTGATTCTTTGGGGTGGCGTACGACGTCGGTTTCTAAGCCTTTGGCTATTGATGAGTTGAATGCGGCTCTCAGGGATCATGCTTTGTCCCTGTTTGATTCTTTGACGGTGGCTGAGCTAAAGACCTTTATTCGTGAGGCGAATGGGAAAATGCATGGTTCTCCGCATGATGACCGGGTTATGTCTTTGGGGATCGCTAACCAGATGTTGAAGTATGTTTGGTTGCCTGAGTACAGGAATGATTTGGAGCCAAGAAAGAATTCTTTGGATTGGTGGGCACGCCACATTGTCAAGAATATTCCTGATAAGCCGGCGAAAATAGGGTCGTTTAACGTCGCTGAGTAACGAAATCCCCTATTATCGATGAAAACTTTCCGTTGTTTAGAGTGTTTGACCGAGTTTGATGCAGACGAACTCCCTAGAAGGGGTTCTGTTTGCTTTAAATGCCATGTTAAGTCAATTCGTCTAGGTTTTACTCATGGTCAGGAAGACTTTCACGGACCAACTATCAAGGAACGTCAACATAAAATTGTTGAGGACGCCAAGATTAATGGTTATAACGCCGAGCCTGTGACGAATTGGATGTGATGTGGAAGCTATCTGGGTACCGATTGCGGTCGCTGTTATATCAGGTCCGCTGGTCGTGGTACTTCAGAAACTACGCAAAGAAAACACCTCACAG